TACCTGCCCGGTGGGTGGACCCGTCGGATAATTCGACGGGTCCTTCCCGGGGGGTGGGCGCAACGCGGGTACCGCAAGGCACGGTTCACCATTCTGGGAGGGTTAAACAAGGGCCTTAAGTTCTTGTTTTTCTTTTTGTTATGACCCTGATCCTTAATCAAACTGAGTTGTCGAGGGTCCTCGGGGTCTCGGTCCCGACCCTTGCAACTCTGAGAGCCGAGGGCATGCCGGTTCTGTCCGAGGGCAAAAACGGCGTCAACTATGAGTTCGACGCCGAGGCTTGCGGCGAGTGGTTCAAGCGGCATCGGGCGGAGAGCCGGGGCGTCAAGACAGACCATGCCCGGGCGATCGAAGATTTCCAGGGCCAGCTATCGCTCGGCGACCCTGACGACGACGATCTGTTCGGCCTCGGGTTGTCGACAACCGACATCAAGCGGCTTTACGAGATTGCCCGCCAACGCGACATGATCGGACTCGAGCGCGGCCGGCTGGTCCGCCTCGAGCGGGTCGAGGCCGACTATCGCCAGACCTTCGCCTACCTGCGCGCGGCGCTCCTCGGTCTGGCCGATACGCTGGCCCGCGACGCCGGCCTGACCGCCGAGCAAACCGACCAGGTGCACCGCGCCTCGGTCGACCTGATCGGCAACTTGCACCGGATGATGAAACAGAATGAAGTCGCCCGCGAGGATCATTGACGAGATCAAGCAACCCTTGCCGCCCTTCGCGCTCCCGGTCCATGCGCGGCTTGCGGCGGCCGAGGCGCTCCGCCCGCCGGAGATGGTCACGGTCGCCGAGGCGGCGGAAAAGTATCGGTTTCTAAACAACCTCGGCGGCGGCTATGTCGGCCCGTGGCGCAACGCGACGGTGCCGCAACTGGTCGAGCCGATGGAGGCGCTGACCTCGCGGCTCTACCGCACGACCTGCTTTGTCGGGCCGGCGCAGTCGGGCAAGACCGACGCGCTGTTCCTGAATTGGCTTCTCTACTCGGCGATCTGCGATCCGGCCGACATGCTTCTTGTCCAGACCACGAAAGGCATCGCCGAGGATTTCAGCGAGCGCCGGCTGCGCCCGATGGTCGACAACTGCCCGGAGCTCGCCGAGCTGCTCGACCGCTCGCGCTCGTCAATGCTCCGGTGGGCGTTCAAGACCGGCATGTTGTTTTCGCTGGCGTGGCCGTCGCAAAACGAGCTCCGCGGCCGCCCGGTTCCCCGGGTCGGCGCGACCGACTATGACGCGACGCCGGAGAATGTCGGCGGCGAGGGCGCGCTCTACGACCTGTTGAAGCCGCGGACCCGGACCTTCGGCTCCTCGGCGATGGTGTGCATTGAAAGCTCGCCAGGCCGGCCGATTCTGAAACCGGACTGGAAACCCGGGGCGGGCCATGAGGCGCCGCCGACGACCGGGATTCTGTCGGTCTACAACATGGGAACGCGGGGCCGGCTGCATTGGCCTTGCCCGCATTGCGAGGAGTATTTCGAGGGCGACTTCGACAAGCTCAAGTATCCCGCCAGCGCCGACCCGCGCGAGGCCGGCGAGGCGGCCGAGATGGCTTGCCCGCATTGCGGCGCGCTGGCGGGTTTCGCGCTCCGGCGCGAGATGCTGGCCGCCGGCCTGTGGGTCCATGAGGGCCAGCGGGTCGAGGGCCGCGAGGTTGTCGGCGAGCGGCGCAACACCGACGTCGCCTCTTACTGGCTCAAGGGCGTTGCGGCGACGTTCGCGACATGGGCGGATCTCGTCGCCGCCGAGGTCAACGCGACCCGCCATCTCGAGGCGACCGGCGACGAGGAGCCGCTCAAGGCGACCCGCACCGCCGACCAGGGCTTGCCCTATCTCTACCGGGCGCAGAAAGGCGCGCGGCTCGACGCCGACAAGCTGCGCGCGCTCGCCGACGCCTTCCCGCTCCGGGTGGTGCCGGAGGCGGCGCGGGTGCTGGTCGCCGCAGTCGACGTCCAGGGCAACCGCTTTGTGGTCCAGGTCGAGGCATGGGGCGAGCGCCGCGAGCGGTGGCTGATAGATCGGTTCGAGCTGTTCACGCCGCCGGCCGGCGCGCCGGGGCGGGGCGAGGGCGAGGAGGCCGGGCGCATGCTCGACCCCGGCGCCTATCTCGAGGACTGGCGGGTGATCGAGGAGTCGGTGCTGGACCGGACCTATCCGACCGAGGCCGACCCGGAGCTCGAGCTCCGCATAAAGCTGGTGCTTGTGGATTCGGGCGGCTCCGAAGGCGTGACCGCCAACGCTTACGACTGGTGGCGCGGGCTCAAGCGCCGGCGCGTTCATGGCCGGGTGTCGCTGGTCAAGGGCGGAACGCCGGACGGTGCGCCGCGGGTGGCCGAGACCTACCCCGACTCGAAACGAAAAGACCGCAACGCCGGCGCGCGGGGCGAGGTCCCGGTGCTGGCGCTCAACACCAACCGGCTCAAGGACGAGGTCTGGAACGCGGCCAGCCGGGCCGAGCCCGGCCCGGGCAAGTTGCATCTGTCGCGCGACTTGCCGGACCAGGTGTTCGCCGAGCTCTGCGCCGAGGAGCGCGGGCCGAATGGCTGGCGCATGGTCTCGACGGGGGCGCGCAATGAGGCGCTCGACCTCTGCGCCTATGCCTCGGCCGGCGCGGTGCGCCTCGGCCTCGACAAGATGAACTGGACCCGGGCGCCCGCATGGGCGCGCCCGGCGCCGGACAACTCGCTCGCGGTTCGCGCCGAGGATCTCGCCCAGGCCAAGGAAGCCCCGGTCGAGACCCGGGCCGAGCGGCTGGCGCGCATTGCGAAGGGGCTGGCATAATGGCCGACCAGGCGACCTTGCAGACATGGCTTACCGAGGCCGAGACGGCCTTGCACCAGCTCCAGACCGGGGCCTCGGCGGCCTCGGTCACGCACAAGGGCAAGTCGGCGACGTTCCGCAAGACCGACGTTGCGACCCTCCGCGCCTATATCGCGGAGCTGAAAATGCAGCTCGGACTCGGCGGCCGGCGCTCGCCGCCAATGGGGGTCGTATTCAAATGAAACAGCGGGTCCGCATCAAGGCGGGGCGGCGGCGCATAGCGGCCGTCGCGCGCCCGGTCCAGATGGCCGGGTCCTCGGTCGCGGCCTATGAGGCCGGCGACACGGCGTCCGAGACAATGGCGCTGTGGCGCCCGTCGCTCGGCTCGGCCGACGGCGAGCTCCTCCGCGAGCGCGAGACCATCACGGCCCGCGCCCGCGACGTTGTCCGCAATTCGGGGTGGGCCGCCGGCTCGGTGACGAAAGAGCTCGACGCGGTGATCGGGGCCAGCTTCCGGCCGATGCTCAAGCCGGACTGGAAGGCCCTCGGCCTGCCGGAGACATGGGCGGCGGAGTGGCGCGAGGAGGTCGAGGCGCGGTGGCGCTCCTATGCCGACGACCCGCGCTGCTATGCCGACGCGGCCCGGCAACTGCCGGTCTCGCAATTGCTCGGCTTGGCCTATCGCCACGCCTTTATCGACGGCGACGCGCTCGGCGTTCTGCAATGGCGCGAGGACCGGCCGACTCATACCGTGTTGCGGGTGATCGACCCGGATCTCCTGACCAACCCGCACCGGCGGCCCGACCGGGTCGACCTCCGGGGCGGCGTCGAGATCGACGAGGACGGCGCGGCGACCGCCTATCACTTCCAGCGCAGCCACGACGCCGACTGGTGGGGCGGCGGTCATCGCCGCGAATGGCTCCGGGTCGAGCGCGAGACCGAGTGGGGCCGGCCGGTTGTTTTGCATTGGTTCGACAAGCACCGCGACGGCCAGACCCGGGGCGCCTCGCGCCTCGCCCCGGTGCTGGAAAAGCTGAAAATGGAGGACCGTTACGGCAAGCTCGAGCTCCAGGCGGCGGTGCTGAATGCGATTCTCGCGGCGGTCATCAAGTCGCCTTTCGACCATTCGCTCCTGACCGACGTTCTGAGCTCGGAGGCCGGCGCCGAGGGTGTCAACGACTACCAGGACCTCCGCTCGGCCTATCACAAGGACAACCGGATCACGCTCGGCGGGGCGCAGATTCCGCGACTGTTCCCGGGCGAGGACCTGACCTTCCAGACCGCGGCGCGGCCGGCGTCGGGCTTCGCGGACTTCGAGTCGGCGGTGCTGCGCAACATCGCCAGCGGGTTGGGGATTTCCTACGAGCAACTCGCCGCCGACTGGTCAAAGACCAACTACTCGAGCGCCCGCGCGGCGATGATCGAGATTTGGCGCGGCTGGACCCAAAAGCGGGTCAGCTTCGCGCAACGCTTCGCGCAACCGCTCCTGATGGCTTGGCTCGAGGAGGAGATCGAGTTCGGCCGCCTCCGGCTTCCCCGGGGCGCGCCGGACTTCCGCGACAACTGGCCGGCCTATAGCCGGGCCAAGTGGATCGGCCCGGGCAAGGGCTTTGTCGACCCGGTCAAGGAAATCACGGCGGCCGCGTTGCGGGTCAAGCTGGGGGTCTCGACCCTCGAGGACGAGGCGGCCGAGCTCACGGGCGCGGACTTCCGCGACAACATCGCGCAGATCAAGCGCGAAATCGAGGTCATGCCGGAGGGCATGTTGCATCCGGTTCACGAAACCTCGGCCAAGCTGCTCGGCAACAACGGCGGCCAGCCGCCCGACGACCCGGACAAATGAGGAGTCCAGACATGGAACGAAACAAACGCCCGGCGCTGGCGCGCCTCGGCGCCGGCGCGCTCGCGCTCGCCGACCCCCGCGCCGGCGCCGATTGGGTCGCGTGGGCCGAGGACCGGGCCGAGCGGGTGCTCAAGGTCGAGACCTATATCGCCCGACACAATGCGCTCGCCTATATGGAGGCGCCCGACGCCGACCCGCGCAGCCTTGCCGATGCGGTCCAGGTCCTCGCCCTTCCTGATGGTCTGCCGATGCAGGCGGCGCAGTTCCGCGCCGGCGAAGATGGGTGGAAACCCTACGTCGTCGCCGACGGGGTCGCGGTGGTGCCGGTCCGGGGGCTCCTCGTCAAAGAGCTGGGGTGGATCGGCTCGAGTTGGGCGACTGGTTATGCCGAGCTCCGGTGGCAGATCGAGACGGCGCTCGCCGACCCGGAGGTCCGCGGCGTCGCGCTCTGGATCGACTCGGGCGGCGGCCTTGTCGCCGGGCTCCTCGAGACCGGCCGATGGCTCCGCGCGGCGCGCGAGCACAAGCCCATTGCGGCGGTGATCGACGGGGCGGCTTGCTCGGCCGCCTATTGGCTCGCCGCCCAGGCCGACTCCATCGCCGCCCCGGAGGATGGTTGCGTGGGTGGTATCGGCGTCTATGCGGTGCATTGGTCCTTCGCCAAGGCGATCGAGGAGATGGGCGCGCGGCCGACGATCATTCGGGCCGGCGCGCACAAGGCCGAGGGCAACGAGCTCGAGGACTTGCCCGCCGAGGTCCAGGCCCGGTGGCAGGCCGAGATTGACGAAACCCGGCAAGTATTCGCCGAGGAGGTCGCCGCCGGTCGCGGCGCCCGCCTCGACGCAAGCGGCGCGCTGGCAACCGAGGCGCTCGCATATACCGGCCGCAGTCAGATGGCCGAGGCGCTCCGCCTCGGTCTGGTCGACGCGGTCGCACCCGCCGAGGAGGCGCTCGCCGCTTTCACGGCTTCCCTCGCCGCTGCGCGCGGCTAATCGAAAGGACAAGCGATGTCTCGCTTTAACTTCGCCAACTTCCTCGGCGGCTCGCGCGCCGAGGCCGGCCCCGCGACCCCGGCGGCCGGGAACGACCCCGCGCCCGCGGCGGCCGCCTCCGGCGACGTGGCCGGCGACGAGACCGCGGCGGCCGAGGCCCGGGGCCATGCCAACGCCCGCGACCGCATCGGCGCCATTCTGAGCGCCGACGGCGTCGGGCCGCAGAACATGGCCGCGGCCCTCGAGCTGGCACTCAATACCGAGGTCGAGCCGGAGGCGGCGCTCGCCGTGCTCAAGCACTCGACGAGCGCGACCCCGACCGGCTTTGCGGCCGCCATGCGTGGCCGCTCGCCCAACATCGG